CCATTGTTTGGAGCATCGTTATCTAGTTTTTCTTTCTTTAATTGTAGTTCAATCATTTTAAGTTTTTTGTCCATCTTTGCAACTTTTGCATCTAAAGATGTTTTTAGCATTGATCCTGCTACTTCAAAAACTCGGCCACTATACCGACTTTCAACATTCATGCCTAAATCCATTAAATCTTCGTAACTTTGTAAAGCACGACCTGCAATGTCATTAAGTTCTGAATCTGCTTTTTCACCTAGTCCTTTAACGCTAGGTAATGCTGATGCAATTTTATCAAACTCTGCTATATCTCTAAATGTTTCTTTTTGCTCAACGACTGCAGCTTTTGCTTTTGTTTCGTTTTGTGCTTCAGAAATGATTTCTTTGCTGTCAGGCAAGTTTAAAAGTTCTTCAAGTTTTTTCGTCATATTATGTAACCTTTATATACACACTTATTTATCGCCTATCGTCGACCGTTGTGAAAAATGTCGTCCTCGGTTACAATACGAAATTGTATGTTATTTTGCTTACAATATGCGTATGCAGCTTCCCATTTAGCTTGATTTACTATCCAGGCTGCTTGATTATGTCTACTCCGCCCTAGTTTTTCACGGTGTGTTTGGTTTGCTGGCTTAACTTCTATAAGTTCTACCTTTTGCTTACCACCTCTATCAGCATATGCGATAAAAAAATCTGGTACATATATTGTTTGTTTTCCAGTTAGCGGATTTCTATAAGGAATCTTAATTGCTTCACTAGCCCATTTATCAACAGCTGGGTGATTATCGCAAAAGTTCATAAAGGCAAACTCCCAACTTGATCTATAAGTAGGTGTCTTAGTTCCTATATATTTTTCTGGAAATTTACAGTTAAATTTACCTTGAGCAAATCTAGCCATATCATACTACAACATTTCGTTTTTCTGCTGTATCATTATTAGCAGCTAATTTAAAACCTAATGTACTTGTACGTAACCTGTTGTAATTTAGCACTTCAGTTACTACACTGCTAAGTTGTATGTTGTCTAATCCTTTAAGAGTGTCAAGTAATTCGAATACCTTTACGTTATCTAACTTAGCTTGATTTAATAATAGTGTTGCTGTACTGATTGAACTACTTTCGTCAAATCCTCTTTTTTGAAAGAATCCAATTACAGCGTCAACTTCGTTTGACGGAAAAGATAGTTTTTCTGTAAAATAGTTATCAAAAAATTCTGTAACATTTTGATCTTTTGTCTTTGGGGTTGTTGGTAAACTACTCATGTTATATTCCTATGTTGAAGCATTGTATTGAGCTCTAGCATCAGCTACACTTTGACCAGTTCGATTCTGTATAGATTTTATACCTTGTCTTTGTGCATCACTGGCCGCTGCCGCTGGATTATTTTTAACTGCTTTTGAAACTAATGCTACAGCACCTACTCCTGCGGCTGCTAATAGTAAATCTTTTGATCCGCCCTTGCCGCCATTCTTTGGAAATAATGTATTTGCAACGCCGCTTACATTTGTTCCTGTTGCGGCACCAAGTGCACCTGTAAGTATATTGAAACCTTCTTGGCGTAATCCTTCTTTACTTAAATTTCTTACATTACCTATTAAGTTTGCACCCATTAATACAGCTAATAAAGGATTCTCATATGCTTCGCCACTAGCAATAAAATCATATAAACTAAATGCACCATCTATAGCGCCGGCTAAGCCGCCGCCTCCACCGCCTGCTAATGATAGCGGACTAGGTGTATTATCATAATGGTCCTGGCCAAAGCCAGTTGGATTACCGTTTGCTCCTACTTGTACTGCTCCACTTTCGTAAAATACAGCTTCGTATGCTAGTGTAATTTTATTTTCTAAAGTGCCGGCACCGTCTGCATTACTAATATTGTCATGTGCCCATTGTGTAATGATAGGATTTACAAGAGTATAAGTTACATACTCTCCTCTAGCCATTGTGCTTATTTTAATTTCTTTAAAGAACGGTACACCTGGGTTATTTACATCCATACCATACTTAAAATTATTTTTAATTACACCTTCGTATGTATTATGTGGATTAGTTGCATATGCTGCGCCGCCGTTTATCCTTTGGTTACCATCAGCAAAATAATATCTATAATATGCTTGTAGAAATGCTGTGGTTAATCCTTGATTATCATCATGCATTGTAATACTTACTGGATCATATTGTATGCCAGTCTGTACATTTTTAATTCTATTATATTTTTTCTTTGTTTCTACGTTTGCTGAAAATGAAGGTAAATCTGCTGACTTAACAAGCATACCAATTTCATTTAATGGACCATTTGAAAACAGTTTAGGAATTAACGATCTTCCTTGTTCTGTAACAACAAATTGCACATGATAATTAAACTTACTTCTAGGAGCAAGTCGCATGTTTGCATCAACGTATAATCGCGAACCGTGTTGCCAATCACCCATATTTCCTTTAGGAGATAGTGCGCCTGTTGCTATTGAGTCTAGTAATCCGTTAAATTTATTTGCCATACTAATATTTATCCAACTTATTAATGTACGTATATAAAGAAAAAAGGGAGCGCAATGGCTCCCTTAAAAAAGACTAAATGTATTTTGTTATTATTATGCGCCGCCGCCAGTTACTGCTGTATTAACTGTACGTCCGATAGCTGTACCAATACCTGTACCTTGTGGTGATTGTATTGCGTTATCATAACGTATTGCTAGTGTTACGCTTACTGGATCAGTTGAGTTTGAATATGCTAAACTATTATAGTTTGCACTTTCACAATAACAACCGTATAATTCAAATGTTTCTAATACATTTGGTACGTTTGCACCATTACCACCATCTAAGATTTCAATACGTGTTACGAATTTATAATCTTGTCCTGATGCTGCACTTGATTGCTCATAGAAATCAAATTGTTTCTGTAGTTGTTCGCCAACTAGTTTTTGTACATTATTGTTTACATCTTCACGTAAGTTCAATGTAATTGGTTCCCAAGTATGTTTACCTGCTAGGTACACACGTGAGTTATATACGTCTAGTGTCATTTGTTCAAAACTTACATTTGGTCTAGTTACGTCAATAACTTGTTTTGTAAGTTCTGTTGTTGGTGTACTAACGCCAAAGTTTTCTAAGCTCACTCTAAAGCGATACTGTAACTTGGGCATTAAAAGTCCCTGATTACTAGCGGAATCTCCGCTAGCCAGTGGAACTGTAATTTTTGATAGTGTTGAAATTGCCATTTAGTCTGCTCCTGTTATATATATTTATCAGATTATAGTCCTGATATTTCTCCAGTATTTTTAAGTCTTAGTGGTATGTAAATAAACTCTACTGCTTTAACAGGCTCAATAGCAATGTCTAAGTATAGCTCATTCTTATCAATTCTGCTTGGAGTATTGTTTGATTCATCACAAACTACTAGGTAATCATACAATCCACGCTGTCCAACTAACTCAAGTAACAGACTCTCTGCTGCTTGTTTAATCTCATCACGTGTAATTTTATCATTAGGCTCAAAGATATATGGCTTAGCAAGTGTGTTAAGTTGACTACGTAAGTAGATAACCAAACGTGCTACGTTAATTCTATCTAATGCACTTGCGCCTCTTGCACGAGTCTTCTGTCCAAAGTTAACAAGTCCTGCACCTGTAATAAACGTAATTGGGTTAACAGCACTTGAATATAAAGTATCTCTTTGTCCTTCATTCAATGCTACTGCAACAAATTCGCCTTCACTATTTACATAGCCTGTTGATGTTGCATTTGTAACTCCACCACGTCTTGTACCTGCTGGTGCAAACCATGGATAACTAACCTGATCACTAAGTGCAATAGTTCTTAGCATCATATGCGAAGCTGGAACTATAACATTGTTACCAAAGTTATCACTTGTAAATCCTGCAGGGTAAAATACTCCTAAGTATTCGTCTCTGCTTACTAGTCCGTTGTCGTTATCTTCAACCGCTGTGTTAACATTTGTTGCCCAATCATTAAGTGATGTTGCATCTGGTGTTAAACGGAATGGTGAATCACCTAAGATAAACGCTGTTAAGCCTCTATCATTATTTAAGCTAATCATTTCGCCAATTAGTTCTGGATAACCTGGTGATGCCATTAAGTTAAACAATCTTGATTCATCATCTCTAATGTCATCGTTACTGTTAACTACTGCTTGTAACGCTTGTATTACAACTTTACGTTGTGCTTTACGTCCAAAGCTACCTGCACCATCAGCTTGGTTACCTGACTCAGTTACCCATCTGTGTGGATAATAGTTAGCCATTGACTCATCTGATTGACGTTTGTTTTCACTTGTTGTATCAATATAGTTACGCTCAAAACGCTTAACATTAAATCCACTGCGTCTTAGGTTCCATAACAACATACCTTTTGGATATAGTGCAGGATCCGGTGCATCTGGGTCTAAATAGTTACTTGCTAATAATGCTGGAATAGTTCCGCTTGGAGCAACAGTAGTTGTTCCTGGTCCTGTTCCGTAACGTGCATCTGAAAACAGTATACCGTTTTCTGTTGTTTGATCGCTACTGTCTAAAGCTGATCCCCATTTTTGTGCTGTTGTTCCTGAAATATCTACATTGTAACGATACACAGTTGGATAGTTTTCTAAATCAGCTGTGCTAAT